TGTTCAAGTCAAATTGCTTGACAGCACTTGGGTTGTATCCAGTTGAAGTAGGCACTGCGGCTTGCTTCATCCACTGATGGTATTCAGCGGCTGTTTCATGGTTGGTAATACCACGCTCCAGCATAATTTTTTCTACATCACCAACTTCTGATTCGTTAGCAATCAAACCCTTTTTCATCAAAGACTGACGGCGATTCTGGAGTTCTTCAATCGCTTCTTTTTCACGCAACTTGGCTTCCAAAGCTTGCACACGGTCTTCCGAGCGGCTGACCGCACGGTGTGTGTAATCTTCAATGTCGAGTTCAGGGATAGGAAGGTCAGGCTTGACCCGCTTAGTCATACGCAAAAAGTCTTTGCGAGTTTCTGGGTTTTCCGCAAGAGTTTGTGCAAGTGCTGCCAACTCATCACGGGCTTCTAAGGACAGATTTTCAAGTGACATAAAGTTACCCTCTTTATACGTTCCAAGTTACGCCACGTTTTATGTAACCAATGTTTGCATGGGACACATTAAACATAGCACCTAGTTTACGATGAGACAGATTAGATTCACGAATAAATTTAATTTGCTCTTCTTTCAACTTTGAATTACCGACTTTTTCTCCACAGACAGAACGTTTCTTTTTTACCATATCAGCAGAATTTTCTGCGTGTGTGGCAATCCAAAGATGCGATGGATTCACACAAAGGCGGTTGTCGCAAGTGTGAGCAACAATCATTCCTTCGGGTATTTTTCCATTAAACGCTTCATACGATACTCTGTGAGCAGATGCGGTTTTCTTTTGTTCAGAACCACAAAGACCATATCCAGAATTTGATACAGCACCTTTCCAAACCCAACAACCGTTATCGGTCATGGGGTCAGAGTGCCGCAAAATTCTATCTTGGTCTTTTATGGTCATATTACACGCTTGCCGTCACCTGGCTTTTGGACAGCCATGCTGGACTTGTTCAGTTTATTGGGGGCACTCAAGCCACCAAACTGAGAAAAACGGGGGGTGTTGGTGACAACGCCATTTTGTTGGTTGTTGTCAGTTGGTTTGCGAGGTGCTGCTGCCGCACGTGGTTTAAAGAGTTCCATTTGCTTTTCCTTACATTGGGGGAGGGGGAGGCATACCGCCAGCGGGAGGCATACCAGGGATAGGTGCTTGAGCCATTGCTCTGCCTTCAGGGGTAGCACCACCCGCCTGTGGCAAGGTTTGCAGTAACTGGAGAATTTCAGATTGCTGTAATTCGTCAGTTTTGCCTTTTTTCTGACCAATCAAACCGCTAAGTGCCCGAATAGCGTTGAGGGTTTTCTTGCCCTCTTCTGAAACGGAGCCAAAAGCAGGAAGGGATTGCTCAAGCAAATCAATAGCCATACTTATGTTGATAAGTGCGGCTTCCTTATTTCCCATCTTGGGTTCTGGAGTAGACATAGGAGAAGCCATCGGAGGAGCTTCTTTTCCCTCCATACCTTCTGCTTCTTCTGGTTCTTCTTTTTCGTTAGGGGTGGGTGTGCCAGCAGCCGCTTGGCTACTACGCATTAACTCCATCAACTTATCTGGTGGAACACTCATAATCACTCCTTGCCGTGTTTGTAACCACTTACAAACATCTTGTCAATAGGCAGAGGGCATTTTATGTCAGCCCTCTGTAGACAGTTTAACGGCGGCACTTACGTCCGCTTTTCATCTTCATGTTCATCTTGAACTCCCATATTGTTTGCGGTTGGAGTCACGTTGACTCCTTCCGTATGAGGTTTTATACCCTGTTTGACGCATTGTCAAGTTCGGTGCGGCCTCATTCCTTTTCAGGGCGGCAGTATCTACCCGTGGTTGGTCAGCCGTAGGCTGTGTCATTCCAGTGCTGTTTGGAGCCATCATCCCACCTTTTTCAAGTCTGGTTTACCTTCTGCCTTTGGAGGTTGCATTTGTTGCATTTGTTGCTCCATAGCCTGTTGAGCTTCTTGCTTTACTTCTGCTTTTTTGAGTCGCTCTAACAACAATTGTTTCATTGGAGGCTCAATCATGTCAAGCAAGGACTCTTTGTCGATTACGCCAGCCTGGAACAACTCAAACGCCATTTTGCGGCTGTCTTCCATAAAAATGGGTGAATTTGAGTGGGCATCCACCTTCACCACAAAGTCACGGGTGAACTGGTCGGCAATAAATTTCAGGCCATGTGCGTCTGTGTAATGGGTGTTATCGTAGACCTGCATACATTTCAGATACAGGGTAGCCATCTTTTCTAGGCTGTCTTCAATAACAAGGGCACGTTTCTTAGCTCGACTTGAACCTAGACGGGCAAGTGTAGAAGCGTGACCAGAAGAACGAACACCTGCCTCACCACGGCCTTGCAAGACGCTGACGATACCAGATGCCTCTTCAAACATCAGGTCAACTTCACCAATTTCACGGAACAAATCAGGTGGAATAGTTGGTGCTAACTTCTCGACTTTAGCGTTTGGCATGTCGGTTGCTAGCAAGCCACCAGCACGGTTGAGAGCAAAGTTCTTCTCATCCAAAATGCCTGTAAAGCCAATCAGGGCGGTAGGTGGGCTGACTTGTTTGGACAGCAAGTCCAAGATTTCCGTCATCCGTTTGTTGCGTAACTGCTGGAGGTAGACCAGACGCTGAACCTCGGACGCACCCCAGTAGTAGTCGTACAAGGGGTTGGGGCAGATTTGGATGAAAGGCAACTCACCTTTCAAGAACATGCTCTCGCCAGAACGGTCATAGATGATGACGTGGGGGTCAGCTTTGGTTACAACTTGGTAATCTTTTGTCTCGTCATTCCAGACCCAGAGTTCAATCATCTCGATGGTGTCTTCGGAGACTTGGGCTTTGTAGGTTGGGTTACCAGTCAAGTCCAGATTGACGTTACCGTACATGGTCGGGTTGGTTTGGGACAGGATGATGCGCTGGATGCCATTGGCAATCTCGGTACGCTCATGCTGAGAGGCCATGACCCGCTTGACGATGGAATCCCGCTGCGGGTGGGAGTAGAGCCTGTCGAACAACTCGGACTTGGTGATGTAGTACGAGTGGACAAGGGCTTCTTGCCTGTCTGTGTAGGCACTGTCTTCACGCAACACGCCAATACAAGCGGGTTCCACCATGTAGGGGTGGATACCGTTGTTGATAACGAGTTTGACAAAGGTTGAGTTGTAGCAAAGTGACCAGGTGACTGCGGTTGAGAACACTTGGTCAGCGTTACTGTTGAGCCATTCGTCATTCAGAGCTTTGCTCAGAGTTGGAACCTTAATCTGTTCTTGCTCTGGGACAGCCGCACCCGTGTGGATAGAGAACTTGGTCGTTTCTGCGGAGTACAGGAACGAGGTCAGTTGGTCAATGTGCGGATAAATCTTGTTGTAAATAGCGGGTACATCATCAGGAGCGTTACCGAAAAGGTAGTAGCTACGCAGGGATGAGTAATCGACTTTACGCTGTTCACGGCTGACGAGACATTTTTCTATCAAGTCGAGATAGAACTGTTCTCTAGCAATCGGCTCTTTAGGTATTCTCATTTTCTCACCTGTAAGTTTTCATGGTCTGCCATGTAGCTGGCGGCTCTTGGGCCTTGCAAGTCTCCCGCAGCTTTTGGATTTATGCCTACAGATTCTCCGTTAACAGACTTAAATTGTCCACCTAGCACGGATTTCATGCTGATATTTGACCCGCCACCCCAGATTACGGAGTCACCAGGGCGAGTTTGCTTCTGTTGTTGCTGGTTTTGGGCTTGCATAGCGTCTGTAGCTTCGGCAAACTGCTTGTCTGTCAGCTTATTCTTACGTTTCATGTAGCCAGTCTGGTGTTCACCAGCTTTTGTGGACTTGATGTCCGTCATGTCGTACTCAATAGCCAGTTGCTTCAAGTTTTTGTCGGTTGCAGACGTTTTTGGTGACCTTGTGCCCACAGGTTTGAGGTGAACTACGGATAATTCCCCTTTGCAGTTCTTCATGGGGCATGTTGGCTCCCATGCTTCAAAGATTCCGTGGTTTGTGCAGTAATAGTCTCTCAAAATACCCATTTTTACCCCCTTAGTGCTTCGTCAAGTGAAATTTCGCTGTAATCGTGCCTGTTTGTCATCCCAACCTTCACTTTGATGCCTTCTGACGTTACTTGTAACCCCATTTTTGGCATAAATACGGGCTGAGATTCTTTCCTGTAATCCACATAGCGGGTGTTATCCCGCCTTTTCATGACCTTCACATTCCCTGCTTTCCACTGTTGGTAGGCTTTACTGACCCTACGTTGGACGTTTTCTGTCAATGGTTCACTGTTGTAGATAAATACATCGTGGAAATGACCATGACTTATCCCCGCAAGTTCGGCAAAAAGGGCGATAGAGATGCCTCTTTCTTTGTCAGCGTAGAACCGCTGCATGTGTTTTGTCAGTTCACGCTTGCTCAACGGGGTCATATCTGTACTCCAATGTGTAGCCTTTGTCCTCTAACCAGTTCAAAAACTGCATTTCTCCGTAAGCGGTGGTCGGGTCAGAGGGAACAACGATGTGGTTATCACTTGTCAACTTCCTTGTCTGGGCATGGTGGCCTAGCAAAGAGTCAAAGTTAAAACCTTCTTCATGAAAACCAGAGCCAACGTATTCAATGCTGAAGTGTTTGGCAATATCCATAGGGCAATACTTGTATCCATAGCTCTCTAGAACGGGTTTCAGAATGGCAGACAACTGAGCATCTTCATTCCAGCCATGAATCTCATTGCTGTTGAGGTGCATGATGCCGTGCTTGTTACAGGCTTCTAAGAATCGCTTGCTACGTAGAGAGAAACCACCATTCTGAACAACGCTTACAGGTTCTTCTGCTTTTGTCCACTCAAAATGAAGATAAAGATGACCGTCACCAAAAGCGCAGTGTGAAGGTGCGCCTATGTAATCGTAGTCATAGTATTCAGGTTTGAAGTTCTGTCCATTTAACACCCAACCATCATCTTGGACAATCAAGCAAAAGTCTGTTTCTATGTAAGCGTACAGACTGTGCATGGTGAACAGG